TTGGATCGTGTTTCTCAAAATGCAATGCCTTCAGGTGTTATAACACGCGAGGAACGTCGTCTATTGGCTGCGGACAAGCAGGCTCGCTTGGCTCGCACCAGATATCTTAATTCTATCGCGGGAATAAGCGAAGAGTTTTTAGAAGATGAACAGCAGCGAAACATGACTGTCGAAATGCTGCGAGGCGGAAAAACTCCCGAAAAAGCTGCAACCTTCATAAGCAGTGATGGTACAGAATACTATCAGGCGGACGGTAATTACTTTACGGTTACCAAACAGGGTGAAACAGAAGTTGTAAACGTCGTCGATGAAGATGTGTTCACTACTGCTTACTTAGCATACAAGAATACACCCTCGGCAGCAGCCCCGGCAGCAGCCCCGTCGGGTCCGCCGGTTGATATGCCGGGTGCTGATCCTCAAAATGACATGATTACTGGCGAGGGACAGTCGTTTCCTGCAGCAGCCCCGTCGGGTTCTTCGATACCCGCAGACACGCGGACAATGGCGGGGACGGGCGCAGCAGCCCCGGCAGCAGCCCCGGCAGCAGCCCCGTCAGATGCGGACCTAGTTCGACAACAGATAGCTCAAGCAGCAGCAGCAAGTAATTTTGTCAATCCCGATTTCGCCCAGTCCGGTGCTGTTCGAGGTGAAGAAGATAGTCCTGTAGATACAACAACTCCTGTGACAACTGATATGAACCTGCTGCCGGATGAAACAGGCGCGACTAGATACAGCGATCAGAATCCAGTGCAACCTCTTAGGAAATTTGCAACGGCAGGCAAACAATACATTCTTGGCAGCGATCCTACGATAGTCGGATTTCAAAACCTCGTAAATAGCAATGGCACCCCGCGCATGTTTAAAAAAGTATTTGAGAATGGCAAGCTCATCGGCTACCGCGAAATGAAAACCCGGCCTTCACAGTGATAAAGAGTAACCAATGTCAGTTCAAGTAGCTCAAAAACAAAACTCAGGTCAAGCCCTCATAGAAACAAAATACATTGAGGACGATAAAAAACCACAGGAGTCCGGCGGGTACACTCCCGGACCTATGTTCGGCTTTGACCAGACAATAGAGTACGGCGGCAAGACCTTCAACATCGCAGAACTGGCTGAAGCGGATGTTCAACGCCAGTACGGTGAAATGCTGGGTCCGAGCGAGGACGAGGTCAAGGCTAAATTCAATCAGATCATGTCAGCCACCACTCAGCAAGAGATAAGTGCGGCTGGTGTTGACATGAAGATCGGTGATACGTTCATCACGCCTAATTACCTAGACAGTATTCGGGGCACAGCAAAAGAAGCAACACTGTTCAAAGAGTATAAGGACAGTCAAATGCGTGAGCAGGTCACGGAGTTTCAGACTGCCGTGCCGTTCTCCGGACCTAAGTATCAGGAAGTTGTTCTTCCTCAGTCCCTGCTTGACCTGCCGGATGAGATACTCGAACCCGTCGTGTCAGCCGTCAAAAACAGACAGAACTTGGCGAGACTGTTCAAGGATGACAGGGACAATCCTCTGAATTACTTAGGGCGTGAAATTATCATCGACAGCTTCAAAACAGGAGATTTAGGAAAAGCAGCGAGTGACGCCTTCAAGGCTATACCTGCGGACGCTGCTCGTTTGCCCACGTTTGTGGCTATGGTAGCGAACGGACTTTACGCGAGTGTTGCCGCAAGAGAAACGGATCAACCGGGAGGGATGGACACCACATACACCGACAGGTTCAAAGAAATCTTCCAAGAAAATATGAGAGGTTGGGCACGAACTATTCAAGGATATGAGGGTGCGCTTAACAAGTACCCAATTCTTGACGATGCAACCTCGACTATGAACAGGTGGTATAAAAAGTCATTTATAGAAAGGTACGGACAAGAACTCTGGGATGCTGCACATCTGCAGCCCTCATACGACATCGTAAATCCTGAAGATGACAACTACGATGAAGCCATAGCAAGACAAGAAAACGGAGTGGGCAAGCCCTACGTAGATGTAGTCCGCGACGAAAACGGTGATGTAGTGATGCAGGAAGTCGGGCTGACTCCTGACCTCGTGTCTGATCTCATGGACTTAGCTTACAACGAACTATCGGGAACCGAACAGGCTGCTGTATTTGCCGCCACACAATTACCCCTCACTCTAGGACTTACCGCTAGAGCGGTGAGACGTGGCAATTCTATGGTTCGTGAAGTAAATGCTGCCCGCGAGCAAGACCCAGCAAAATATGCCACGAAAAGCGACTGGGAAGTATGGACGGATATCTCCGCACAAGCGTCAGCATCTGGAGTAAACATTCTGCGTAATAGATTTGTACAGTTTGTTTTGGGTGCAGGAACACTGGGCACATTCGGCTTCAAAGGCAAGTCGGCCATGCACAGGGGGACTATGGTAAACCAGCACCTAAAAAACCTCGAAAACTTTGAAGATCAAATCTCTACGTATGAAACGGATATCAAGTTAGACACGGATATAGCAAACAGTCGCACGTCAACTCCTGAAGAAGTGACCGCTGCACAGGAAAGAATAAAAGCAAACCGTGACAGTCTTAGGGCCGTAAAGGCGAGCGCAAGAGCGTACAAGTTGAGATCGGGTGGATCAAAGAGATTTGCATCCTTCAATAACCCCTACGTGCGAAGCAACTTGGCAGATGATCTCATTATTTCAGCAGCCGTAGGATATGTTCCTCAAGTCCTAAGCTGGGACAAGATAGGTATGAACCAAGACACGGCACAAACTCTCACCATGTTTACTACTCCGATTGTTGCGCCTCTGTTAGCAAGGGGCACCGTGTTCACAGCGGCGAGTCTGGGAAGAAAATTTACATCCGGTATTACACAGGACATAGCCTCTACTCTACAGCACGCATCATTCATACCATACATCACTACAGGAATAATCGCTAGAGGCGACGAGGCTGAACTGCGTCGGGTTATGGCGGAAAACGATGTCCCGATTACGGATAGGAATGTAGAAGCATTCAAAACCCTATCTCAAGTGTATCAGTCTATGAAACCTGAGTATCAGATTCGCATGACGCAATCTCTAGAGCGTTATAACAATATGATGAACAGGGCTGAAGCAACTATGCGTAACCTCAAAACAAAGGACGGAACACCCGCCCTCACTGAGGATGAAATTCTGGAAAACATGGGAACTCTCCACCTGTCTCTGGCTCATGCTACGGGCATCGCACCCTTGATTGCCATCCAAGCAAGAAACGGAAGGCAGTTGAGCGCAGACGACCTCCGCAACGCAGGAAAGTTCGATGCACTGATGGCTTCTCTGGCTGCAGAAGAAGAAAATTACAAGGGTCTCAATACACTCCTGTCAACTCTCCAGAAAAGTCTTGTTGAAAAATCTGGCATAGACATGGACTCGAACGAGCCACTTCAAAATATGCTGGTAGAACTGCAAGAGCTTGCTGTTGACGGGATAGGAAGGCTGAATATTAAAAAACAGCAAGTTGATGCACTTGTGACAGGGTACATGGATGAACTCGGGGAAGTTGATGAGGACACGCTCAAAAGACTTGTAAGGATGCGTAGTATTCTTACTGGTGCGGACATACGTGATCCTGTAGAACAAACAAGAATTACCGTAGAAACTTCCATCAGAATCTTGGAAAACGGACGACTTCAGGCTGCGGCACTTGAGAGATTCCGAAACACCCTGAGTGAGAGTGACCTTCTTCAGAATGCAAATCAGATTGCCGACAGGATATTTGACATCACAAAGGGTGTTCGAAAGTCAAAAGTCAGTGAGGGATACAACGACGTACGTGTGTACGCAAGTGACAATGACATAGTGATAGACTTGTCTACTCTAGCACAAAATCTTTCCGACAGGACAGACGAGTACAAGGGCCAAGATTTTCTTTACTTTATGGCGGGTGCAAAAACTTTCTTTAACACGGGGGCAGGACAAGCAGCTAAGGATGCGTTTGAAAGTGCAGCACGAAGAGGACTATTAAGGGAGTGGGGAGACGAGCTTGAATTTGTCAGGGCCAAGCAACTGGAGCTAGACCCTAGTGCAAAAGTTGCCACAGACATGGACCTAGCTCTCTACTTGATGAACAAAGCAAGAAAAAATAAGAGACAGGAGATAAACTACTTTCAGGCCAGTGTTGAAGAGGCCGAATATGTCTATCGTGCATTTAGAGATCATCAAGCTTCAGCCAGAAATCAAACGGTTTCTGATCTTGACGGAGCATTTAAAAATGAGGTGGATCAAGCCTATGCTGCTGCAGACCCCTCTGGAGAGTTGCTTACACTCGCCCGAAAAGCTAGGGAACTTCATGAAACTCTCATAGGAGAAACTAGTGATCGGGGAAGATACGCTGGTAATGTGGAGTATGGAAGAAAGCGCAGGGATGTAAAATCCGCTGACCCTAAAGAGGGCAGACATTTTTATCCCATTCCTGAAGACAGGCCACTCGCTCCCTTCGAGCAGATAGCAAGACTTGCTAAAAAGGCTGTGGAGGAAAAGGACGAAGTGCTGCGAGCCGAAATTTTAGCAGACATTGAGTATCAAAAGGATAGAATCATGTACTGGTATGGCGCTGGCTACATGAGTGACGGCTCTACAAAAGGATACGGTTTTGACCTGTCACAGAGAAAACAGAGAGTAGTTGCCGACACCATGCAGAGTCTTCTTCAGACATTGATAGGCAAAGAAGTTGCGGACGCTGACCAGCGACGACTAAATAATGCACTTGATATCACAAAACCTGTCGCGGGTGCAGGACCGGGGGCAATGACAAAATCTGAAGTTGTAAGGAGACTTCGTTCTGACGAAGAATACGACTTCGAACGTGCTGCCAGAATCTTGGAAGTGGAGCAGGCCATATCCGTCGTAACTCGTAGTGGCGATGAGGGAGAGCTTATAGTTCGACATCTTGCACTCAATGATGTGCATGACTGGTCTATTACGCTGGATGCTCTGCTGGAGTACGACAGTGTAACACGTCAGGCGTATAGAGATAACCGCAAAGCAATCATGAGCAACGAAAGCACTCTTCGGCAGGCGGCTCAACAAGAAGTTGATCAACTGGCAAATACTCTCAAGATCATGGGTTCGTACGAAGCCCTCGTAAGTAACCCCCTGCAGTTTTTTAACACCGTGTTTGAGAATGCCACTCCCAAAAGCATCAACGACCTTGTAAAGAAATTTACGGATCAGAATATGGATGAAGGGCAAGTCCGTGCAGCTTTAGGCTATATGTACATGCGCGGTCTTGAAATAAAATCAGGAAAGAAAACTGAACTGGTAGCTGGTGATGCTACGCAAGTTGTGGGCGATGTGTCAGTTCTCATAGACTATGTAGAAACTAAGAGACACGCAGCAGTTATGAAGGCTGTCTTGGGTGAAGAACACTATCAACAGATGAAGGGCATAGCCTCATGGGCAGATTTTGCTATGGGTAATGGCATGGGCTTCAGAGCTATGCCTGATCTGGCGGGCATGTCAGTAGAAAGCGTGTTCTCACGTGTGTTCAACTTGGCACGGGGTATGGTCAGTCCGATTTACGTTGCTACCGAAGTTAGTGTTCGGCAACTTATGATGAGAAATCAATCACTGATATCTGTGGCTCTCTCTGATCGAACCGTAGCACGTATCATGGACAAGATGCTCAACAGGCCCAAAGAAGTTACGAGAAAAGACCTGCAACTGTTCGGACTTCGTATCAACAACTATCTCGCTGCTGAAATAATAAGAAACGGTGGCGCGGTTCCTTCGCTAGAGGAAGCACTTGGCGAAGAAGTCGGAAAGGGACAAGCTGACAGAGTACGAGACTTAGAGGCTGAAGATGAAGCCGAATTGCAAAAGCGGATCGAAGCACTTGATCCCGCAGAAACAATATAGGAGATAGATAGTATGAAAACCTACACCAACGGCCAGCGTAAGGGCATGATGTACGGGGGCATGTCGAAGCGCAAGCCTATGATGTACGGCGGCATGGCTACTAAAAAGAAAAAACCCCGCAAGAAAGCTTACGGGGGTGGGATGATGACGGCCACACAAGGTCAACAGAATCAAATGCAAAATCAAACGATGCAGAAGCCTAAGATGATGGGCATGAAAGAGGGCGGCAAACTCAAGATGGTAGAAAACAGTGCCGGTGATATGGTTCCGTTCTACGCTGCAGACGGCAAGGGTAAAAGCTAGATATACCTAGCCGACTTGTCTATCGCCTCGTCCGACCAAGACTTCAAGTATCTCAGCAGGGTTGCTATGGAATGCCCACCATCGTATTCCGGCAACCCGTTGTTTACTACGCCCTCAAATTCTTCTGGCTTCACGGATTCACACAAGAGTTCAACTCTCCCGTCATTCAGTAGATTTGCTTCAAACTTAAACAGCTTTGCTTTGTTTGACATCGGATAACTCACTAATAGGTAGATTGTAACAATCAGCCTTGAATAAAAAACCGTTTGCGGGGTCTACGTCACCCCGTTTATACTTTGTTGCCTTTGTGTAGAAGTCAGTCTTATTTATTTCGCCCAAGACCCACGCACGTGTGCCGTACTCTTGGCCCCCTATCCTGATCCGTACAAAAACGTACGAGTCACAATCCTGCTTCGATCCGTGTGCAGCCACTGAACAGTCGTAGTGAGGAAACGGACGAGTGCGACACCGCTTCGTCTTCACGTCGATACGCCTACCGTCTAGGAGAAGATCGTAGTCATGCGTACTCGCCTCTGTAGCCCCCGTGAGGTCTGCTACGATGAGTTCGCCTATGGCCCCTACCACATGACTAGCACTGCCCGTGATACTGCCCTGTAGGACGCCTACGGTGGCAGTTTTCTTTTTTGCACGCTCAATTAGCTCAGGCGTTATCTCTACTTCGATCAACGATCTTTCTCCACTCTTCGTAGCACGGATGGTTTCGGGGCGGATCGTATTGAACCCATCCCTTTCCCTGCTTCCATATTAGAGGCTTATCTTTTTTGTCTGTCATTTTTAAACCTATGCTTGAAGAACACGACTAAATTTATAGCAGTGTTGACAGTGATAGCCCCTATCAGCCACCACTGCCACCACGTAGGCATGTCTCCCCCGTCGGTCATGCCGCATTCAAGTCCACTACTTCGCACACACCTGCCATACATGCAAGCTCACGAGAGCCGGATGTGTTGTCCTCTCGTTCATACTCCGACAGAGCCTGCCAGTCGATATCAAGGCGACCATACGCTTGCTGCCACTCCAGATAATCTTCACGTTCGATGTCCTGATAGGGTGCCTGCTGATAGGTATGATCACTATGCGGCAGGAACGACACGCCCGACGCCACGTCGAAGTTTTCATACACCCACGCGCCCACGTCCATCCACTCGTCCTCTTTGACCGTGATGGTCACAGACGGCTTGTGTTCGCACCAGTGAATAGCGTACGTTTTCCACAACTCTAACTGTTCAATAGCTGTCAGATCATTGCGGGTTACTGCGCCGATAGGTGACTCCATCGCAAAGGAGAAGACAGTCGTCGAGTCTGGTTTCATCACACACGGCTCATTGTACACACCCTGTTCCTTGAGGAACTGAGTAAGCGGGTCTTTGTTGTCGCCTCGAACAGTGCGAATGTAAAAGTCATTATGCCTAGCGTGAATGCCGCTTGCAGCGTCCACCAGTTGCGATACAGTACCCGACGGCTTTACACAGGTGATAGCAGCCGACTGTGGAATACCAAGCGTCTGAGCCAAGTCCCAGTTTGTGTCTACGGCTACGAGTTTCATTTCTTCGAGCCAGCGAGCGGAGTCCACGTTCTTTGATAAAACGTGATGATCCATGATACCAGTCAAGGATACGCCGAGCAAACGCTCGTCTTCTGTGTTGGTCTTCCATACTTTCCTCAGATACTTGAAGTCGGTGAGTGTTGACTGCAGTGTGCCCAAGATAGTCGCAAGATGGACCTTCTCTTTCAGATCATCCAGCGTGTCGTAGTCTCGCACGACAACTTCTGACAGATTGCAAAATTGATAGGGACGCAAAATAATTTCACTGCAGGGGTTGGTGCCCCACATGTAGCCTGTCTCACGGCGCTGATTGCGTGACACTTGTCGGTCAGCGGCCTCACGGTTGAAGATGCCGCGCTCGCCCGACTTAGAGTCGTAGAGAGCCAACCACTCGCGCATGAATGTGCCCATCTCCGGCTTGCCCTTGTAGGCAACAGAGTTGTTAGCCAGCGCACGTTGTCCCTCGTTCTCCCACCACGCACCAGACTTGGCGTGTGCCATCTGATCATCGTTCAAGTTTGACAGTGAGATCAGGGCAGAGCGACGTACACCGCCCACCACGACAATCTCACCAATCTTGCACATCAAGTCGTGGCATTCAATCGGAAACAGACGACGGCCCTGTGCCTTCTTGAATAGCTCAACAGTAAAAACAAATAAATCATTGAGGGGTCCGGGGCCAGATGCCCGACCACCCATTGTTTTCAGACGGGCACCAGACGGACGGACGGCGGACAAGTCCCACATAGGAATCTGACCGGCGTACAGCAGGGCGATCAACTCACGCAGAGACTTTGCCCATCCGGGCTTGGAGTCACCCACCTTGATGACTGTGTCCGTGTTCTGCATACCATCGCTGATCACAGGCAGCTTGTCCACGTTCTCACGTTCAACGGAGAAGCCTACACCTGTGCCGCACATCAGGATATACATGCACTCGTCAAACGAACGCGGACTATCCACAGGAATGTAGCTGCAGTTGTAGCCACAGATGTTGTCTCGTGCTAGGGCAGGGCCAGCAGTCATCATTGCACGCATGGACGGCATGATGTCTTGACTGAGAATGGCCTGACGCAGTTTGTCAATGTCGCCGGGACACATCACTTCCATGTCGAAGTCGTGCTTCTCACGAACGTGTTCAACCATAAAGTTGAGATAACGCTCAACAGTCTCACCCCAATCTTCACGACGCTGTTCGCCATCAAGCCACCGAGCATAACGCGACTTGTGTATAAACTGTTGGTATGGTGTGGGTAGCATATTATTCATCGTCATCTTCCTTTGTTGTGATCAGTTTGTCTAGGTAGAAGCGGGCTTTCTTGAGGTCTTCGATCCCGTTTTTGTAGCGGTATCTCCAGAGGTATTTGAGGATGTTGCCCTGCAGGTAGTGTTCGAAGCCATCGCCTGTCGCCGCTTCGATTGCATCAAGGCATTCGATACCTGCCTGATTGTAGTGCGGCGGGTGATTGACGTTATCATCAGTGCCTCCATTTGCCCACGTGATATTTGCCATGCTCTGCAGGCTTGACATGCTCTCTTCCGCTGCCATCTTCTTCATGTACTCCTCATGTCTCATCGATTGTCTCCACTACCGGCAATCGTACCCTGTGCCTTACGTTGCTGCAACTTGTAAATATTCATCTCTGCAATCTGCTGCAGGCTAAATCCTAAGTCATCGGCTAGGGCGGCGCAGTACCACAAAACGTCGCCTATCTCTCTTGCTATCTCACCCTTGAACCGGGGGTCATCACGGTCGTCACGAAAAATCTTTTTTACCTTGTCTGCTACCTCACCTGCCTCACCGGCAAGTCCGAGAGCAGGATATGTAATTTTCATCCGTTCAGGATAGATGGCAAACTTGCGAGCCTGCATCTGATAGTTATTCAAATTCCAGTTGTTCTTGATCATTGTGTCCTACCAAAGTCTATCTTCACTACGTTTGTTCCCTCTTCATGCTCAATCGAAGGACCTTCACTTACATCCCTCATAAGCCTCGCCAGACCAGACTCCATAACTTTATCGAAGTCAGTCTCCAAAAGTTCCATGATGCCGTTAGTAACAACTGTGCCAGCCTCGTAAAACTCTTCATCCTCTATGGTTGTAGTATCGTATGCAGACACGGCAAAGCTTTCTTCGTCGATCTTACGAAGTATTATGTACCACCTGTTCGGCATGAGAGTTGCTTTTTCAAACTCCGTATCATCAATCGTCGTCATCTTTTAGCCACTCCTCTGGGATAGAGCCTTCTGCCCACTTGAATCCGTTCTTTTCAGCCCACGCACCATACGTAGTTTTACTGCCCTTGTAAATTTTATTTCGTGCGTTCAAGAACACGATGCGAATATCCAGATCAGGATGCTGCTCCTTGATTAACTGCATCTTTATTCTATCACCCTTGTCGAAGTATCCCTTTGCTTCGACGATTATGTCGTGCTTTGTAAGATGAAAGTCCGGCGTGTATGTGCGAGGCTTCGGTATATACGTAAGTCTCATCTTCTCATATTCGTACGGAATTTTTTTGTTACTGAGTTTTTTCGCTATGTCTAACTCGAAGTTAGATCGAAAGCCCGCCTTTCGATTGCCTCGTTTCATAGCTTCATTCCTATTGATCCCATTCTTTGAATTACGTAGCCTGCCACTTTTGGGGAAAGTTTTTCTATTATAGAGAGTTCGTTTGTCAAACGGTTCAGTGGGACGCATACAATAGCTCT